TTTATCAGGGTAGTGCCTACGATATAATATAAACATGAATACCCGGGCACGCAGGAATACGGTGCCCGGGTTGTTTGCCCCTATAGCTCATCTGGTAGAGCGACGCACTTGTAATGCGTAGGTGACGGGTTCAAGTCCTGTTGGGGGCTCTTTATATATCTAGACAACGTGTATAGTTTTTGGTAAAATCTATACAGGTACGCCAATTGGGTACCATAAATAAATACTGTGCTATGGGCAGTAAAAAACCTCCCAGGTGCGCTTCTACGAGAGGCGAGGGAGGTATTGTTAACTACATTGTAGCACAGTTGTCGTCTAAAGGAGACAACATGAATACATTAAATGGCGAGTTCCCAGACCCATGGGACAAACACAGAAATCCTTATGACCCTTGGGGTAAAGCAATCCCAAGTCCTCATGAGCCAACAAATATCTACAAAAAGTGGCAAAAACCTGCCGCACCAAAGGTTATTACTATTAATGACCTTTTCCCCAGCCTAGACCGCTGGGCAATTGGTTGGTCACCAATCCTAGATGAATTAAAGAGCTTAGCTGCTGTAAAACCTAGCTATCCTCCTTATGACATCATTGACCAAAAGAATGACTCCACCCTCATCAACGTCGCTGTGGCTGGGTTCACTAAGAAGGACCTTACAATCACAGTAGAAGAAAGGACGTTGAAAATTGAAGGTAAAAAAGAAGACAAAGAAAACGAAGGAACGCTCGTCCATAATGGAATTGCTGGACGCGATTTTGTACTCACCTTTGCATTGGCTGAATATTACGAGGTAGAAGCCGCAACCGTCAAGGATGGTATTTTATCAGTTAAATTATTCCGTAATGTTCCTGATGAAAAGAAACCAAAAGTTATTGACATCAAGTAAACTGTAATAAATGTGAGTGATTTGCCCCTCGTCACTCTGGTAACTTCGGATAGTATTTCGATGCTATCGCAAGGGGCACTAGGGCCTGAAATGGAGTCGATTGCACAACAAAACCGCAAGTCGGAGTGTGTAAGACCACAGTTCAATTCTGTGCAGGTCCACGATGTCGCATGTCAGGCGGCATTGGAGTCACGTACTTCACTTTAGTCGCGAGGCTAGATGTTTCAGCTCGCCCACCTTTGTGGAAGGAGTAACGAAGCTACTTTCGGGTGGCTTCAGCTATAGCAAAATAGTAGTCACCTTTTTTCATCACAAACGATTAAAGGGCTACAGGACTGGCTAGCCCCTGGGCTAGAGTCAACTCTCGAAGTTGGTAGTGCAAATCTACACAGTCCACTGGTGTGTTTCGCCATCGCAAGAAAACGTAGACCGCCCGCCAGAGCGCATCTGGCACTTTAGTCCTAAGTGTTACGGTAGCACAGCAAGCTCCAACCTTGCAGGCGTGGGTTCGACTCCTACAGGATTAGCCATTTGTACACACATTTTGTGTTAAAATAGACCTATGCCAAACGCACCTAAGACCCCTACACGCACTATTCGCGTATCTGATGACCTATGGATTGCCGCTCAAAAAGAGGCCGCAATTCAGGGCGTAACTGTTACCAGTGTCCTTATTGACGCTTTGAAAAAATTTGTTGCTGAAGGACTTGACAACCGCCAAGAATAAGTGTTAGTTTTGTACAGCTAAGAGTTAGCATCCCCCACGGGGGTTAGACTACAGAGGTACAAATGCCAATTATTAATGAAAACACAAATGACGCCCTAGAGCCATTGCGTAGGGAAGTCCAGCAGTATGTGTCCCTTAAGGACGAAGTTACATCTATTGAATCCAGAGTTGCCACATTGCGTAAGCGCATTTTGTCAGCCGTTGAAGACATGGGTGAAACAAATGAAAAAGGTAGCCTTGTTCTACCAATCAATGACCCAACTTCTAATACAACTAATATTGTAAAGCAACGTCGTGTTTCTAAAGTATTTGATGAAGACAAAGCAAATGACTTGCTAAAAGAAAAGGGTTTGTTTGACTCAGTGACTAAGACGATTACAGTACTTGACCAAGATGCTGTCATGGCTGCATACTATGATGGTAAGCTAACCGATGAAGACATCGAAACCATGTTCCCTGAAAAGGTAACTTGGGCACTAATTTTGGAGAAGAACTAATGGCTAAAATGGCATCACTACATGCTGAACTTACCGAACTACCTGATTACGAAAAAGGTATCCAGGCTGAACGTGAACGCATCATCAAACTGCTAGAGAACGACCAGTGCAGACCAGATGAGCGTTTTCACTTCGCCCCTTGTGCCTGTAAATATATCGCTCTTATAAAAGGCAGCAACTAGTGCAAACATTTTTGCCTTATAGAGAGTTTGATAAGTCAGCTTCATCTTTAGACAGCAAACGCTTAAACAAACAAATACTAGAGGGATACCAGATTCTTAAGGTACTTAATAATAATGACCCAAAAGCTGGCTGGAGAAATCATCCAGCTGTCAAAATGTGGCGTGGTCATGAAGGTCAGCTTTGGATTTATATTATGAGCATGATAAACGAAGCAAATAAACGCGGAATTAAAACAGATAAGAATTTGCAAAATCTTAAAGAACTTAAAGCCGCAACTGCTGAGTCTTGGGGTTGGAAACAACCTAACTGGTATAGAGACCCGTTTATTCTTGTAAAAGTATTAACCACTCATAAGGCAAATTTATTCCGCAAAGACCCGATTTATTATGTAGATTTTGAATCATCAGTCACTCATGAAGAAAACACCCCGTGCTGTGAAACATGCAGTTATTACTGGGTCACACATAAGGACACAAAATGAATAGCACAGTTACTAAAAAAGAACTTATTGCATTTGCGGGAATAATTTTGCTTATGATTGGTTCTTTAGTGTATGGTTATCTTTTGGTAAAAGAAGATAAGCCTAAAAACTGTTGGGATAACTACACAACTGAAGAGTCTGCTATTGAACATTGCGAAGGAGTAAACCAATGAAATTAAACTATGCGGTAGGCGACACCATTAGAACTTTGCGTCAAGAAAAAAACATGACGCTAAGACATCTTGCAAGTAAGTCGCATATTGCACTAGGGTATCTTTCAGAGGTTGAACGTGGTCATAAAGATGCTAGCAGTCAGATTTTAGAATCTATTGCTAACGGTCTTGACCTAACCACAGTTGAGCTTGTTGGCGAAATTTATGACTACCTAAAGGGATATACTGATGTCAGATAAAGATTTCATCGATGAAATGTTTGGTGACCTTGAGGTATACTACCCAGGTAGTAAACGTAAACGTCGCGAACCTGTAGAAAAGCCAGTACTAGACACATACTGGGAAAATGATTTCTACGAAAAAACTTTGCCAAATGGTCGAGTAGTGCAGATGTATCTGCTAGGCTCATTGGCAAAGGCTTTAAACCGTCCTACAAAAACTGTTCGTTATTGGACAGAGAACGGTATGCTACCAACATCGCCATATAGACTTCCGTCTAGATTTGGAAAAAACGGTAAGGAATATGTCGGTCGTAGGTTGTATAGTAAAGCCATGATAATCAGTGCTGTAGAATTTTTTGCAAAAGCTGGACTTTTGGAACAAAATCGTATAGACTGGTCTTTACACCGGAATCTTAGTGATAAGATAACCGAGGCGTGGGAAACAATCCGCGCAGAAGAAAACAAACAAATCAATTAAGGAAAATATGCCATTAAACAATAATGCCCCAGATGCCGCTAGCTACCTTGCCGACGACATCGATGCCCGCCCATCACAGTCCACAGCAACCTCAACATCAGTTCAATCTGGTTGGGATGCTGCTGAGACTTTGACCACCTCAAGCGACTTCCCTACAGAAGTTAAGTTTGAGGAAAACCAGCACCAGGTCTTCAAGTTTCTTGACGAGAACGGCCCATTTGCTATTTACAAACAGCACTTCCTAAAGCAGAAGACGAGCGGTAAGCGTTCATATGTCTGCATTGGTGCTAACTGTCCACTTTGCGTTAAGCTACAGGACCGCCCAGAGAACAAGCGCGCCTTTACTGTCGTGTCTCTAAACTCTCCGTTGGGAATGCAGCGTCAAATGCTAATCTCAGGTGCACGCCTATACCAGGCCTTGCACGCAGCACATTACTCACCACAGGGACCTCTAACTAAGGGTTACTGGGCTATTGTGCGTATCGGTAAGGGTCCACAGACCAACTACACCGTAACTCCTATTAAGGAGCGCGACCTTGGGGAAGACTGGAACCTAGACGCAGATGCTGCGGCTAAGGTAGTCAGTGCCTCAGAGGTTTACTCACGCAACCTTATCAAGGAAAACTCGTTCGAGGAACTCGACGAGATTGCGGATTCACTAATCTAAATCCAATAGCAATAGGCGGGGACTTGACATCCCCGCCTATTACGCTATTGTGGAGATATTATGAATATTATTACTACTGCCGAACAACTTGCCGAGATGGTAGACTTCTACCTAACTCAAGATGCCTTTGCCTTTGACGTTGAAACCGTAGGCCCACGCCGCGGTATGACTCCTGTGAATGAAGTCCTATGGATTACATTTGCAACTAATGGCCGATGTGACGTTATCCCTATGGGACACCCGCACGGTGATTTTATTGAAGAAGTTTTCCCACTGACTGGTCAGGGAGAAGTACGTAAGGAAAAGGGACTACCCCTTAGACCTAGCGATTACAGCCGTGACTCAAAAAAAGCTACTAAAGTCTTTGGGCCTGCACCAGAACAGCTGTATCCAGCTGAGGTGTTTAAGGCCCTAGAGCCATTGATGTTCTCAGAAACTATTTTGACTATTGGTCACAACCTAGTATTTGACCTTACATCAGTAGCCAAATATTACGGTGGACGTATTCCATCCGGGCCATATTTTGATACTATGATTGCCTCGTTTATCTCAGACAACCGTAATAAAAATAAGTGCGGCCTTGCTGACTGCCTTAAGCGTGAGTTTGGTTATGAGATGGAAAAGGGTGTCGGTAAGGAAGTAGAAGTCTATGACTTTAACACCGTTGCCAAATACGCATATCTAGACTCCAAGTACACTTTCCTTTTGTGGAAAGCATTAGTTCCTAAGCTAGAAGCCGCAGACCTTAACAGAGTATTTAGTCTAGAAATGGATGTGCTAAGGGTTTTGTGCGATATGAAACTAACTGGTGCAACTATTGATACCGAGTCTTTAAAGAATCTTAAATTTGAACTTGAACTAAAGGTCGATGAGTCTCGAGCCAGAATTTATCTAATTGCTGGCCGTGAGTTTAATATCAACTCTAACCAAGAAAAACAAGCACTACTATATGGCTCTAAAGAAGATGGTGGACGCGGTTTAAAACCAAAAGTTCTTACCACAAAAGGTAGTGAAAAAGATAAAGAAGGTTCCGACCTATCTGCATCAGACTACTCAGTCTCCGCAGAGGCACTAGAGCCCTACAGAGATAAAGATGACCTTGCTACCGCTTTGCTAGAGTATGCTGACTATAACAAGCTACTTTCTACATATGTTATTCCATATCTAGGAGGCGATGTCGAAAGAACGACATCTGGAAAAACTAGAGTAGAAACTAAAGACAGTCTTTTGATTGACGGTAAACTGCATGGAGATTTTGTACAGCACGGTGCCGAGACCGGTCGCTTTTCTAGCCGTAATCCAAATCTACAAAATGTTCCTGCACCTAATACAATTCACGGTAAAGCTATCCGTAATCTATTCGTGGCCCCTCCAGGTCATAAATTGGTAGTAGCGGACTACTCACAGATTGAGCCACGAGTTATTGCATCATTCTCGGAAGACCCGATTATGATGGAAAACTATTTGACCGGTCAGGATATCTACACCACTATTGGTAACACCATGAACGTAGGTCGTAAAGCCGGTAAGGTACTTGTACTAGCTATGGCTTATGGAGTTGGTCCTGACAAAATTGCAAGTCAAATCGGCTGTACCAAAACCGAGGCCAAAGAATTACTAGACCGATTTTCAAGAGAATTTCCCGCAATTTCTACGTACAGGTCTAAAGTAATCTCTGCAACCAGAGCAGGCAAGCCAGTTCCTCATATTAAGACGCTTACAGGCCGTCGCCGCTACTTGCCTGAGATTATGTCAAGAGACAATGGAACTCGCGCCCAGGCCGAACGTCAGGCGTTTAACACTAAGATTCAAGGCAGTGCTGCAGACATAATTAAGATTGCTATGGTACGAGCTTGGAATATGATTCCAAAGGAAGCACGGATTATTCTTACAGTTCATGATGAACTAGTATTAACTACACCAGCCGAACTGGCAGAAGAAACCGCAGAACTTCTGCGTCAAGCAATGGAGGACATACAAGTCCTAAAAGTACCATTGATTGCAGACATCAAGATAGTTGATAGATGGGGAGAAGCCAAGTGAGTTCATTTACGCCCGGCTCCAGTGACAATAGCTCTTTACATAAGGTTCCTATAACAACCTTGTATAGGTGGTATCTATATGACATTGTAGGAAATAAAGCTAACGAATACATTGATTTGTTTGAGTTAACTTCGGTAAGTGAAGAGGGTAACGAAAAAGAAATTGAAAATTCTGAAATTAGAATATCTACGATTTCTGCTTTGTTGCCGTTTCTAAACCTATATGCCAATATAAATGCCGAATATTCTTTTGAGGTGCACAGGGAAGAGATGCTAAAAATACCAGGTGTAACAGAATCTATGCTAGAATCTAGCTCTGGTAACTTAAAAGAGTTTTACAGTAATATTGCATTTAATGCGCTTACTGCCGCATTATCAGCCTCTGTTGAACTCGGACTAATTGAGTTAAACGGATTTTTTACAGGAATAAAGGAAAGCGACGATGAGTAGTAATTCATGGTGGGCAGACAAACTCGGCACCCCAAAACCAGCACAGCCACAACCACGATTGCCAGAACAGCAGGTACCCGTAGTACAGCCAGGCATAACACCGCAATATCCAGGCTATACGCCTAATCAAGGTTATCCACCGGTCACTCAACAGCCAGCATATAACCCAGAGCTTGCAGGACGTACATTACCAGCCAGTGCTACAAATCCAAGTCGTTGTCCTAATTGTTCTAGCGGGAATTACGGAAGTATGGTGGGTATGCCTGAAGCTAAGCCACGTTGTTATGACTGCGGTTATCCACTACAGCAGTCCGGTTCAGGTATGCCAGGTGTTAGAGTGCCTACTAATGGCAATACACAAGCAGCTAAACAAATTAGTACCGCAAATAACTTTAACCCAGGAACAATTGTAGATAGGATTGGATAATGTCCCTCCAAAAAGTCGTAGCATCACTCAATAAAAAATATGGCGAAAACACCGTTGTACTAGCATCAGAGGTCGCAGCCCCAACTCGATTTACTTCAGGCTCATTATCACTAGACATGATTCTAGGCGGAGGTTGGCCAACTAATCAATGGCACGAAATTATCGGTGAAGCCAGCAACGGTAAAACCGCTTTAGCACTTAAGACCATTGCTGCTAATCAAAAGCTTGACCCAAACTTTACAACTGTATGGATTGCCGCCGAAGAATGGGTACCAGAATACGCAGAGATGTGCGGCGTAGACCCTACACGCGTTCATGTATTTACTAGCAACGTAATGGAGACAGCACTTACAGCTGTTCTAGAGTTTGTAGAAACTAAAGAAGTAGACTGTGTAGTCATAGATTCCCTCCCAGCCCTTGTGCCATCAGCCGAGGATGAAAAGGAGATGGAAGAGTTCACAGTAGGTCGCGGTGCCATGCTTATGGGTAAGTTTTTCCGCAAAATGGAAAAGTCTGGCAAACGCGACCTACTGGGTGGGGAACGACCATTCATTGGTTTAATCATTAATCAGTTCCGCATGAAGATTGGCGTCATGTACGGTGACCCTCGTACTACCCCAGGCGGCGAAGCTAAAAACTATTTCTTCTTCACCCGAGTAGATGTAAAGCGTGACGAGTGGATTGA